TTTAGCGACTCAACCTCAACAGCATGTCTTGCTTTTAATGATGAAACTTCTGTAGAATGATTTACTTTTAGTGCTTCGATTTCTGCAGCATGACTTGCAATTGTATTTTTTAATTGTGTTCTTGATTCAACAACTTCTTTTTTAAATGTTTCAACGTGTCCGTTTTTCGTATTTAAATTTGCGTTTGCCTGATCAAGTTGCGCCTTCAGTGAATTGAGTTGTGATAAGAGTGCATTATTATCTGATGAGACATTGGTGAGTTCTTTAATCTTGGCTTCAAGTTCCGCAGTTTTTGTTCCATTTTGTTTAGAAACTTCTAACTGCGCTTGAAGCACAAGATTTTTATTGAAAGCCTCGCCCAACGACTCATTTAATAATCGAATATATGCATTAACAAATTGTTGATCATTCATAATCTACTCCTATTAGAAGGAGCCACCATCTAGCATTGCAAATGTTGGAACTCCAGCAGAAATTTGAAGCACTTGTCCATTAGTACCAGTTGCGAATCCAACTGAACTTGTTGTGTTACCAAAGAACACGCCATTTGCAGTTAGAGAACCCAATCCAAGACCACCAGAACTTACAGCAAGTGGCGTTCCGAGAGTCAATGATCCAGTTACATCAAGATCATTCGTGACATAGATGTCTGGAACAATAATTGTATTAGCAACTTCAAGGACACCATTACCGCTCAAGCGCATTGCTTGAGAAGTGTTGCCGTACCACTTAAATCCTACGCTGTTTGCACTGCTATCAACGCCTGTCCAAATATGATTTCCTTCAACGCCGATCGCATAATTTGGGCGACCTGCTTGATCAAAGTCATAAAGACGTAGACGTTCACCATCAAAGTTAGAGAGGCTTGGTCCTTGCGTGGTAGTTCTGTTGCTGACGAATACGTTTGCTTCAGAATTTTCACCGACAACGAGATTTACACCAACTGTTGCATACTTGGATGCTACAAGATTGCTCTTAACATTTACTGTGCCACCATCTAGAGCGTGACCAATGTTAATTGTATTTGCAACACCACCGAAGTTAATAACATCAGTTGTGATATTTAAGAGATTAAACGTTGCTGGACCAGTTAGGTCACCACCTTCAACATCGAGATCATTAGCAATTGTCGTCGTACCTGCAGCAGCACCAATCTTGAGCGTTGTTGCTGCACCAGCAAAGTTGACTGTTGTTGCAGTCGTGTTTACGACATTTGTCGTTGCTGTCGTGGTGATGATGTCACCACCAGAGACTGTCAAGTCTCCTGTTACAGTTGCTGTACCAGTTACGAGTAATGATGTATCAACTGTGAGTGCATCGATATTTGCTGACTGCGCATCAACATTTGCACGAAGTAATGCATACGTCGTGTTTGCAAAGTCTACAACATTTCCTTCATGACCTTCATCTGCAAGACCATCGAAGAGATGCCAAACTCCTGTTGAAGCGTCGCGAACAAGACCTGTGTGAGAATAAACACCAGCAGTGTTTTTCCCACCCATGAAGCCAATGTCAACAATATCACTTGTATCGTTATTTGCAGCAAGATAGATTAATGGGTCGCTAACATTCAACGTTGAAACATTGATATATGTCGTGTTACCGTTTAGATTAATGTTACCAGTTACATTGATACCTTCATTAAATGTAATGGTGTTGGCAAATGTCTTATTGCCATTAATCGTTTGAGTTCCGCTGGTGCGGACAACTGTTGAGTCGACTGCAATCGCATCACCAGTGTTGCTGATACCGTCTCCAGCAATAACATCAAGAGTGATTGATCCGCCAAGAGCAACTGTACCACCACCAGCAAGACCATCGCCTGCAGTAACTGTGAGGTCATCATTGACAAGCATTGCATTGGTGACTTGATCCGAACCGATCGTAAAGACACCAGTGTTTGAAAGAGAAACGTTACCTGTTACATCAACACCGACATAGTATCCTGCGGTGTTACCAACAAGAATTTTATTATTCTGATCGGAGAATGCAGCGCCAATGCTGACATCGTTTAGATCTGCAAGAGTTACGTTTCCAGTAACTGCTAAATCAACATATTCTTTTGTTGCAATATGAGAATTTGCTGTTGGGGCGACGAGAACATCTGCTTGAGCGAGTTGAATGCTGCCATTTGCATAGCGACGAACTAAAGTGCTCGCGCCATTGGCTGCAGAAGCATTGTCAACCAGATCAGTATAATACTTACCACCGATGTTCATTACACCATTGGCAGTATCACCAATAAAGATTACGTTACTAACATAGGAATACGCTAGTTCACCTTCTAAAAGTGTTCCTGGGGCTACGTTTGAAGTAGATCTTTTAATCTGAACTAATGTTGACATTAATATGTTCCTCCGTCAACCTTCGGTAACGCCTGTACAACGTAGGTTGAAGTATTTGCTTGGTATACCAGAATATCTCCGTCTTGCTGCCCAGAGACGTTAATATCATTAATTTGAGAAAATGATACTGCGCCAACTTTAGCAACCTTACCGAAAGTAACGCGCCCAACTTTGTTTTTGTTAGAAACGGTAATCTTCATTATTTAGTAACCTGTGGAGTTACAGTAATAATTCCCTCTACAATTCTCGTAACTGTATTGGATGTGTCGGTCATTTTAACGTCGTACACATATCTTCCAGCCTTAATATTAGCAGTTGTCGCCGCAGAAAGATAGATGTTTACGTTCCCATTTGCCGAATCGACAATATTTAGGGTTAAATTTGCCGTTGGGGTGAGTGAATAATAAGATTTACGAATCTGACCAGAAAAAATATAACCAGCAACGTTAATCACCGATCCGTCGTCGTCGACGAGGTCGATATTAGATTCGAACGTTGCCCCTTGATCAATCGTTAATTCTGCGTATGGCATTTAGATTTCCGAATATAAAAATTAAGGTGGAATTGGTCCAAGATAAGCCTGTGCATAAAGAGAAACTGGTCGTGTTATCAAAGTTCCGCCGCTTTTAATAATAAGATTTCCAGATGCTTGTCTAGTATCACTTTGATCACCACCCGAACCTTGTAATATGTTTGTTGACACAATCCATGTTCTGTCAGCCGTTAGTACATGGTCGGTATTTGCTCCACTTCCTCCAGTCAATGCGCCGCTGGTAACATTAAATTGAGCAGTGTATTCAGAATTTGCTCCAGATGTTAACCAAGTAAAATGTTGGCTGTATCCTGGGTCACCTGTATCGTTGGCTTCAATTTTCATGACACCATTACTAAACAACGTAAGTGCTGCTACAGACTGAGCCACTGTAAAAGAATCATAAGTTTCTACACCATCAAATGAACTTATTGTGAGTGAATTATTAAGATTATATGTTTTTACATAATCTTGATTACCACCTCTATAATTTAACATCTCACCACCAGGGAAATTGATTCCCCAACGACAATCTCCCATTCTAATGTTTGAATTGCTAGTTGAGAATGTCGACGCAAGATTTTTCACCCAATTATTGCTCAATTGTAATTGAGCAGTTGAACTCACGCCCAATTCAGTATTAATATTCTGCGCTGAAACTTGACTCGGATTTGGCATTTCAGACTCTTCTTAGATGCGTAATCAAATCATCGTGTTTCTTATCAAGTTCCTTGATTGCTGCGAGCAACAATGCTACAATTTTTTCGTAGCGAACAGCCAATGTTCCGTCTGGTCTTTCTGCAACAACTTCAGGGAGAACTTTCTGAAGATCCTGAGCAATCACACCAACGTCTTCTTTGCGAAGAAAGAATCCATCTACATCACCATTCTTTTCAAGATAATCTCTATTCCAATCATATCGAACACCCTCGATTTGTTTGATTAATTCAAGCGCGTTCTCAATTGTACGAATATTTTCTTTCAATCGACGATCTGAAGATGCGTAAGCAATAATATCACCTGTTGCACGAATTGCTCCAGAAGAAAGAGAGGCTTGAGTTCCTACGCCAAGACCTCCAACAAATAAATGTGCCGTGCTGCTATTTGCAGTGCCAACTGTTCCTTGAGCACCTTGTGGACCAGTTGCACCTTGCGCTCCAGTGGCACCAGCGACACCTTGAGCACCTGTTAAACCAGTTGGACCCTGTGCACCCGCTAGACCAGTGAGACCTTGTGCACCTTGGCGACCTTGAGCACCTTGTGCGCCAGCAAGACCTTGAGCGCCAGGAGCACCAGAAGGACCTTGTGCGCCTGGAGCACCAGACGGACCTTGAGCACCTGCTAGACCAGTGAGTCCCTGTGCACCAGTAGCACCTTGAGCGCCAGGAGCACCAGAAGGACCTTGTGCGCCTGGAGCACCAGACGGACCTTGAGCACCTGCTAGACCAGTGAGTCCCTGTGCACCAGTAGCACCTTGAGCGCCAGGAGCACCAGAAGGACCTTGTGCGCCTGGAGCACCAGACGGACCTTGAGCACCTGCTAGACCAGTGAGTCCCTGTGCACCAGTAGCACCTTGAGCGCCAGGAGCACCAGAAGGACCTTGCGCACCTGGAGCACCAGAAGGACCTTGTGATCCTGCTAGACCAGCAGCACCTTGAGCACCTGGAGCGCCAGAAGGACCTTGTGCACCTGGAGCACCTGGATTACCAGAAGGACCTTGAGCACCTGGTGCACCAGAAGGACCTTGTGATCCTGCTAGACCAGTTGGACCTTGTGATCCTGCTAAACCAGTGAGACCTTGTGCACCAGTGGCACCTTGAGCACCTGGTGCACCAGAAGGACCTTGTGATCCTGCTAGACCAGCGACACCTTGCGCGCCTTGGAACCCTGACGGACCTTGAGCACCTGCTAGACCTTGTGGACCAACAGCACCTTGAGCACCTTGAGTGCCAGAAGATGCAGAAGTGATACGACCAAAGGCATCAACCGTGATTGTTGAGAAGTTATAAGTTCCAGGAGAAACTCCTGTTGATCTCAAATCAACTGTTATGTTAGCATTTCCAGAAGTTCCTGCGGCAACTGCCACTGCAACATTTGGTGAATTATTAAAGTTCAATCCAACGTTGCGCTGCGTTGATCCAGTGTTAGCAGAAACAGAGGTTGTATTTCCTGAAGTATTTGCTGCAGCAAATGCACTTAAAGCAGTATCAAAATTGTAGAATGTTGCGCCATCATCTGACCAACCCCACTTGTCAGTGCCTTCGTTCCAACGAACGAATGTATCAGTTGAAGAGCCACGCTCTGCAGTGATTGATGCATTTAGAGAAGGGATACCAGTTTGATTTGAGTTTAGAATAATCTCGTTATCTTCAACTGCAAGACTTGCAACGTTGAATACTGTTGAGTCACCTTCAACTCGTAGATTTCCACTGATTGTTACGTCTTTGCTTACAACAAGATTTCCAGAAATTGTCTGCTCACCTTGTGTCGTAAGGAGATCATACCAGATACCTGCATTCACATCATTGGCACTGGCTTGCCATTTACCACCAGACTCAAACCAACGTAGAGTTGCATTTCCAGTTGCAGCAGCGCCGCGATCAACACTAAAGTGACCGTCGCCAGCAGCAACACCAACTCGGAGAGTTGTTCTGTCTGATGAAGAAATTGAAGGAGCAGTTGTTGTCAATGTTCCGTTAATCGTAACATCGCCGAAGTTTGCATCGCCATTTCGGATCCAACGAGTTACAGAATTGCTCAAATTAATGTTTGCAGCAGTCAATTCACCAGCAACATTTGCAACGCCACCAACATACATTCCTTGAGAAACAACCGTGTTTCTGCTTACTGCAAGATTGCTTGAAAGTGTTGTGTTTCCAGTGACACCTAGAGTGCTTGAAAGCGTCGCGCCGCCAGTAACTCCGAGCGTTGTTCCAACGGTTGCAGCACCAGTTACACCAAGTGAAGCCAAAGTTGCAGCGCCAGAATTCAATGTTCCAGTCACAGTTGCATTTTGAGTCACGGCAAGGTTTCTGCTTACAGAAGCGTTTGAAGACAGTACTGTATTTCCAGTAACACCTAGAGTTCCCGAGAGCGTCGTATCACCAGTGACTCCAAGAGTTGTCCCAACAGTGGCTGCACCAGTAACACCAAGAGAAGCGAGCGTGGCTGCTCCAGAATTCAACGTTCCAGTTACAGTTGCATTCTGAGCAACAGTAACATTTCTGCTTACTGAAAGATTACTTGAAAGTGTTGTGTTTCCAGTAACTCCGAGCGTTGTCCCTACTGTAGCAGCACCAGTTACACCTAATGAAGCCAAAGTTGCGGCACCAGAATTTAACGTTCCAGTGATTGTCGCATTTTGACCGATCGTTGTATTATTTGTGACGGATAAATTAGATGACAATGTAGTGTTGCCAGTCACGCCCAATGTTGTACCTACAGCCGCAGGTCCAGTGATTGAAGCAGAGGCTAATGTTGCTGCACCAGAGTTCAATGTTCCAGTGATTGTTGCGTTTTGACCAATTGTTGTATTATTGGTTACAGCAAGATTAGATGATAGAGTTGTGTTTCCAGTAACGCCGAGCGTTGTTCCTACTGTTGCTCCACCAGTTACTGCTGCTGATGCTAATGTTGCTGCACCAGAATTTAGTGTTCCAGTGATTGTTGCATTTTGAGTTACAGCAACATTTCTTGTAACTGATAAGTTTGATGATAATGATGTATTACCAGTTACGGCAAGAGTTCCGCCAACTGCAGCATTGTTAGTAACATCTACAGAAGATAGCGTAGCAGCCCCAGAATTTAGTGTTCCAGTTATAACAGCGTTCTGACTTACTGCAATATTTCTGCTTACAGATAGATTTGAAGAAAGTGTTGCATTAGCAGTAACACCTAACTCATTTCGAACTTGCGTTGTTCCAGAAGTTGATCCAACTCTAACTGTGGCAGCAGCACCACCAAGATTAACTGCAGATGTAGAAGTATTAGCAACATTAAATGTTGATGGACCAGTAATGTCTCCACCAGATACTTCAAGATCATTTGTTACAGTTAGATCGTTGCGAGCAACAGTGGTTCCAGAAGTTGATCCAAGACGAACTGTCGTAGCAACACCACCAAGGTTTACTGCAGTCGCAGAAGTGTTTGCGATATTTGCAGTTGCCGTTGATACAATATCACCACCGTTAACAGTTAAATCGCCAGTGACAGTTGCATCACCACTCACAAGTAGATTTTGACCAACCGTTGCATTTGATGTTATCGCAAGGTTGCTTGCAAGCGAAGTGTTTCCAGTTACATCAAGCGTTCCACTCAATGCCGTATTTTGAGTCACAGCAAGATTACTTGATAGTGCTGTGTTGCCAGTTACACCAAGCGTTCCTGCGACAGAAGTGTCGCCACTTGAAGCAGTGACGTTAAACTTATCAGCACCAACTTTAAAGTTAGATGTGACGTTGGCTGTTCCTGTAACATTAACATTTTGAGTTACGGCAACATTTGCTCCAACAGAAAGATTACTTGAGAGAACTGTATTAGCAGTTACTCCCAGCGTTCCTGTTATGTCTGCATTTTGTGTGATAGCAACATTCTTGCTAACTGCAAGATTGCTTGATAATGCAGTATTACCTGAAACTGCGAGAGTTCCACCCAATACGCTATTCTGAGAAACTGCAAGATTTGATTGTAAGGCACTGTTACCGCTAACCTTTAGATCACTTCCAACATTAACTGTTCCAGTTGTGGTTGTATTTTGAGTAATTGTTACGTTCTTTGAGACTGCAAGATTACTTGATAGTGCTGTATTGCCACCAACTGACAATTGATCTGTGATGATCGCATCGTCACCGACTGTTAGGTCGCTAGTCGTCAATTCACCGCCAACTTGAGCGTCGTATTGAACAGAAAGCAAAACGCCAGAGGTAGAACGGCTAATCGTAACCGTACCATTTGCGACTTCGAAGTTAGAATTATCCTTAACATAAGGATGATTTCGAAGAATATTTCGATCTTTGATCAGGTCGTTTGTAGAAACACGCCACTCATCGAACGTGTTCGTGACTGAAACCTGACTTATATTTGCATTAGCCATATTATCCTCTGCTCAAGATCTGCTGAAGCATCTGCTTTATCTCAGAAAGTTCTGATTTTAGATTATTTATTTCCGCGTCTCTGGCTTTCTCAGCGTTTGCGCGTTCCATTTCAGTTTCGTATTTGCGTTTCATCGAAATATCACTACAAAATACCCCATTATTTCTAGAGTCCCTAATATAACCAGTATCTCCAATCTTATTTCTCATCGTTTATCAACCGCCTGGAACTGCAAGAACCTTGAGCGAATCAACGAATGGAGGGACTGTAGGATCTTCTGCCATTAGACGAATCTTAATTGCATATTTCTTAAACTTACCGCCTAGTGGGTAAATCTTAGAGCCTTCGCGGTATTCAATCTTACCAGCAGTTAATGAATGACGATATTCAAGCGAAACAAGAGAATTTACAGTTTGGTCTGCAGAAATCTTGTCTCGAACAACCGTCATTTGCTGCCAGTTCTTATCTGCAATTGTCTCGTTGTCCAAGTCAGATAGAACCTTAAAGTATACTGCGATACTTGTTCCTTGAGGTTTGATTGCTTTTAGGCGAACAATTAAGTCACCAGATTCAAATCCATCTTCAAGTTCAAAGATCTTTGTCTGATACTTCGCAAAAATATTACCACCAGACTTACCAGTTTCACCGTATACCACTGCTGTTGCAGTCGTGTTACCGCTGGAAACTGTAGGAGCATCAATAACAATTGTTGGAGTTGATGTGTAACCGCTACCTGGATTTGTAATGATAACATGGCTAATTGTATTTCCACCTGCAGGAGATACGTTGCCAACTGCATAACCAGCCGCGCCTGATCCACCACCGCCAGAAATTGCGATCGCGATATTTGCAAAGGTGCATGCGCTGGTATTAGTATACCCAGTACCTGCATTTGTGATTTTAATCAAGTTATTTTGTAATCCACCGTTGTTGATCAAGTTTTGATAAGTGATAATACCAAAACGTTCATGATTCAACATTGGTGCAACAGAATCATCTGTTGTTCTCATCGTAACTGCAACGTTAACAGATCTCACATTACCTGTTTCAATCCAACGACGACGTTTTTCAGACTTACTTGAGATATTTGTGTCCTTACCAAAATTATACTTTTCGTTTGGAACAACATTGACTCCAGTTTGGACTGTGCCATCTGTTGTCTTTGTGACAACTTCATATGTTATAGAAGTTGGAGCAAGTAATTGTTCTGTACCTGTCAATTGCAATGCGTCAAAGACAGAGTTGGCGGTGATCGTTTCTGTTTGTTTAGAATTATATGCATCTAGATGCCAGTACATTGTTGATGGACTGGTGCTGAACGATGCTCTGTTTAATCTAAACATTAAGTCTTCGTTCAGAATTGGATTCCAGTTTGATGCATTTTGAGCATTAAATAGATTTCCAATATAAGGATTATCGTCAACTCTTCTTTCCTTATCATTTTCGTCGACGATAATATCACCTTGTCTTGCAGTCCAAACCTGATATTCCGCAGCGTCTGTTCTTAAAGAAACTGCATATTCAGTTTCTGGTAACAGATAAACTGGATCAACAAACTCAAAGCGAGTATTCGTTGATGCATTACTTGTGCTTGGCGTATTTGCCACAATAATTTGTGCTGCATCAAGTGTTTTTGTTGCTAGTGCCTTCTTTGAAAGATCTGGCAATCCATTTGTCACTGGAACAATTTCTACAGTAAATGGCAACAACTCAACATTATCTGGATTTGTTGGATCATAGACTGGTTTTTGTTTAAAATAAAGATCAACAGAAGTTAGATATACACCGTAAGCATTCTTAACTTGATTATTCTCAATTACTTTACCTGCTGGTGTAAAGAATGTCTGAGACATTAATTTACGATCATTTAATTTTGGTGTTTGTTGAGTAACGCTTGTTGATGGTGCTTGTTTACTTGCAGGAGTTTGTTCTCTGACAACAGTGTTTCTTGCGTTAAGAGCAGGATTTACTTTACCAAGGGCAGTATATTGAGCAATCGCACGCATCTTATAATCATTATCATTGTGCGTAGCAGTATCCGTGATTGTTAGTAAACGCTCACCTGTTGTCCAACGAAGTTTTGGATCTTCAGAAACATGGAAGATACCATACAATCCACCAACATCATCGCACTTTAATGGTCCGATTGAATAGATTGAATTTGATGTGCAAACTTTTGGAAGATCTGCATCAATGATTGCTTCGTTCCAACCTTTCGCAGTATTTGCAACAACAGCAACAACATTAGCAGAGAAGCCCATGTTGGTGCCAGAAACGATATTGATCGTGTTTCCTACGATGTAGGTGTCGTTTGAATTAGATCCAATTCCGTCTCTCGTGATGTTATTTGATGAGAGAACAATTGATCTTGTGTTGACTGTATTTGCGAACACAACTGGTGATGAAAGTGCAACATATGGGTTTGTTGCGCTGATCGTCAAGGTTTTTGCTGAAATTGTACTTGTTACAACCTCACCAGCCTGGAAACGATTATTTGCATAAACATCGCTAACAGTTCTTAATGCCGTCAAATTAAACTTTGTTCTATTGAAAATGCGACTTACAGTAGAATCTGTTACATCTGATTGCAAAGAACCAGAAAGAGGTTCGACAACAAGAACGCCTTCTGTTGAATTTGTGACTGTCCAACGTTTTACACGCCCAATAAATGAATATTGTGGATATGCAAATGGTGCAAATATGGTTAAATCGTATGGAAGATTAAAATCTGTTTGATAAACAAAATGATCTAAACCGTAATCGTCTGCAGTCAGATCTGCTCCGCTTGATTTTGTGATTTTTAAAGTGATGAAGTTATCGTTGACGTAAACAAGATTTGCTGTTGCAGTGATAGAAGTTCCAAGAACTTCACCATATGCCTTTGATGTTGCGCAGAATAACCCTTCGTTGAGTTTCAATGAAGAAAATGCAGAAGTTGATGTGACGTTGATATATGAGGCGCGTTGTGAGAACCCATTCACTTTAATTTCATCGAAGAAAATGTTTGCATTTGCTCCAGGTTTTAATCCCTTTGCAGCAAAATTGATATCATTCTCGCGAATAAATGGAGTCGGACCAGCAGCAGTCTGGTTAACATCATCAGATCCAGGATCGCGAGGTAAACGTCTTCTTGTAGGTTCTCTTTCTGCTTTGTTTCGATCTGTGAATTTTTTGTTGGGATTACCCATGCTAAATTTCCTCTTTAAAAACCTTTATCAACGTGTACCCGATTCTCTTTCAGAAGTCGCGCCACCTGGTTTGACAGAAATCTTATTCTGATACAAGTAACCTGGATCGTAATCTGGTTGGATATCGCCACCAACAATATATGGAGATCCAGTCCAGTAATCTTGAACAAAGGTTGTCGGTGCAACGCCAGTAAACTTGATCGGTGAGTCAATCGTTGTTGTAGGTTCACCAATATTTTCTGGACTATTTGAAAAGTGTGGAGTAGTTATTGTTGACGTTCCTGTTGCCAAAATTCCATCGCCGACAATTGGTGGGTTTTTATAAACATCATCGGTGTATTTATTGCCGCCAATTCCAGAAGATGCTGTATCAACAGTTGATTCTCCAGTTGGATTTTCTTGTTTAATTTCATTGTCTCTCGCGCTCGTGTCGCTACTATATGGCGAGAATTCTTGAGAGAAGAAGTAGTCACTTTCTGGAGTCAATGTCAATGTTCCTTCAAATTTAACTGGACCTGTCTGAACTGTTTTTGCACCAGCGACAGAAGCAAGTGGTTGCTCAGCAAAAGAAGTTTCACTATATGGTACAGTCACAAGTTTATCACGAACTCTAACGTCTGCCAGATTTACAGGTTGCAATCCAAATTCCTTAACGATTTGATATGGTCCAAGATAACCATTTTCAATAGAGCATTGGAAATCAGTAATAATATCAGCAACACTATTATCTGTAAATTCATCACCTGATAATCCATAAATTGGTTTATCTACGTTTGGATTTGTTGTTGACTTTGGTGGGTCTGCAAGTGCTTCTTTTTCTTTCTCGTTTAAAGAAATAATTTCAGCAAGATTATTGATTCTTTCTTCAAGTTTACCAATATCTTCCATTGTAAATCGCTTCTGTTCGATCTTCTTAATGTCGATGGAACTTAATGATGCAGTAAATGGAGGAATGTAGAAACTGTAAATTGGCATTGAATTTACATCTTCAACTGGTTCAACTGGATCGACGCTTGGAATACCAGTTAATAATTTAAATTCTTTATCCTTCGTTACAACAAGTTTATCTCTGCGTGCCAAGTAATATTCATAGTCAATTTCCATATTTGGAGAAACTGGATTATGAATTACAGCACCACCAGAGGCTTCTTGTTTAAATTGGAAATTTGGCGTAACGATTTCAATTGAAGTATTTGTTGCGCTAGTCGTAAATGCACTGGTGACAACTACTGCACTTGTGTTAACAACATTCGCAACTTCTCTGACTTCGCCGTTAACACGAATTAGCGCACCAGTGTATAGTGGTGGGGAAATTGTATTTTGCGTTAGTGAAAGGTTTGCGTTAACAGTCGTACTACCTGATGCAATAAAGACTTTTGCGTTTAATGTTGCACCAGTATATGGAGCAACAACAATTCCGCTTTCTCTGATTGGACGCATGTCAATCGTATCGCGGAGTGGATATAGATCACCTGTTGAACTCAAGTAAATTGGAATCTGCTCTGTATCATACAATGTTGCCTCATCATATGAAGAACCTAGGAAATACCCCTTACCAGAATATGAACTGAAATAATCAAATAGAATTGCAGTTTGTCCAGTTGGAGGAGTTGCGCCTGGTTTTAATGAGATAGAAGCATGATCATAATAATTGTCTGTCTGTCCGCTATTAAACAAATAACGATCAGTGATGTCTGTCATATTTGATGTTGATGGGCATGCAGACAATGTTCCAGAGTCATAAACTTTATTAATCTTAATAACGTCTGAGACAAATAGAGATTGTTTTACACCAGCAGTCTTTGAGATTGTATTGGCGAATTGATTCCAAACAATACCGTTTGCTGCATCGATGCGCACTCCAGGAGCACCTGTTCCAAGAACAGCAGTGCCATTCGTGAACGTGTCAGTAGATCTCAACGCAGTAGGTGATGCCGTCTTTGTTTTAGATCTCTTAAATCCACCCTCTGCGCCTGTAATTTTAACAGTCAAATATACATCAGCAGTAAACGAAGTTCCAGAAGCACTTTCAGTGCTAATTGTGATTGATTTCTCTCCAGATTTAAGAACAGAGCGAGATCCTTCTGTCATATCAATAATTTGACCAGCGTTTGCGCCAGTTCTTGCTACAACAATAACATTATCAAGAACTTCAGCATTAGAAACAACATTAGGAAATGTAGTTGGTCCCCAAGATATGGTTTCTTCTGTATCAAATGTGCTGATGGTTGCGCGACCATTTGCTGATCCGAATGGAACATCTTTATAGATCTTTCTTCTAAAGAATTCAATTCCGTTTTCACTATCATACTTTACATATTTGCTAGGTAATAGGAACAGATTCTTATTTGAATTGGTGTCTTGTAGGAATGTTAATCCGAGTTCTTTACTTCCGTTTGCAATATTTGCTTGAAGGTTTGCGGAAGAGAATGAAGAAGCAGCATTTACCGCAATAACAGATTTAACTGTTCCGAGTGGCATAGACAATGTAAACAAGTCGCCGCTTTGTGGAACTGCAGCAAATTCAGTGCTAAAATACAACAATTTGTTTGTTGCATCATATCTGCTTACAACTGCAGAGTTACCTTGAGCGCCTGCGGTATTAGTTAAAGTGACTACGCCATTTTGATATGCATTATCTGTTGCAGAGAAGAATTGATTTACTTTCAACGTACTTGCATTAGCAGATAATCCATTAGCCTGACTCGTGATTGGAGTGAAGTTAATGTCTGTCAAATACGCAAAGTATTCATTTGTTGCACTTGTTCTATCGAAATTCTTTAATCTTGCAGTACCGACTCTCGTTGCAAAGTATTTGTGAGTATTTGCATCAAGAATTACACCGTTATTTGCAACACAGTGCAGATCGATTTGATCAAGTTGATCAGAGAAAACGATACCATTTGCAGAACCAACAACGTTTGCTAGTTGTAATCTGTTTCCGTAATAAACATTAACTTCTTGATCGATATTATTTTTAGTTGTTCTGGCTCTCAGAGCATCGATCTTTGTTGTTCCGATAGTTTCAAATTCAAACCCCTTAACGTAAACTTTACCTGGTTTGATTTCAACAAAGAAACGATCGTCACTGCCAGACAAACCGCTTGTGTTTGCGGTAACTTCTGCGACGAAAGATTTTACAGAGTAATTTCCAGACTCGTCATATGTTCTACGAGCAAGAGTTTTCTCAAGTTCTGAATAAACTGGATAACTTACTTGTTTGGTAATAACACCATTTTCAACACGAAGAAGTTCAAAGAATCTTGAGTCGTCAACAGAGTTTAATGCTCTCTTTGTTAAGACTAGGTTAAATTGGTAACGATGTGCACCAGGAGCCTGATAGTTGAACGATTCTTGAGCAGGATCAAGAAGAGCATTATCTTCTGATTCTGTTACTGTGCTTTCGTCGATTTCTAAACCAATTCTGTATGTTGGAGTCTTTGAATATGGCTCAAGAACGATTGTTTGTGGAGCAACTGTTACAAAGAACCCATCAACGTAAAACACACCTTCATTGATTGAGACGACTGAACCTGTACCAGAAAAGTCAGTTTCATCGCTTACAATGGCTTGTTTACCGCCACCTGTAATTGTCTGATTTTGACTGAATGCAGATCCGCGAAGATATTCGACGATCAATGTTCTGTCGTTTGTTGATGAGAAGGTCTGCTTAACTCTTGCGCGTGTTTTTGGGGAGCCGCTATTGTAGATTACAGTTCCCAAGAAATCTTCAAGGTCAATATCCTGACCGTTTGCGTCCTGCTTCTTTAGTTTAAGGTATGAGACGCCAGTATTGAGGGTAAGATGCCCACCGACTACAGGAGACCCATCCTTGAAAATATGATCGCCGAATTGCTTAATCTGATTCTGTAGAATTGACTGAATTTGAGTTAATTCACGAGCCTGTACTGCATATCCAGGGCGAAACAAAATTCGCATATAATTGTTTTCGAGAGCGCCATTAGTCGCCTCAAAATCGTCCCAGTATGGTTCTGCATTAAATTCTGCCATTGATATTACCTATTAATTAGAATTCTACAACAAGTTTAACAGATTCGGTTTGATTCGTTGATCTTGTTATTTTGCTACGGTTTTCGATGTACAATATCTCGCCGCTGAATATATTTATATCTGGTGTATCGACTGTAATTACTTTAGCAAATCGACTCAAATCGTCTTTTTGATAGATTGATTTTGCTACAATATCCGCGCCAGCACCAATGATGTTATTCAAAACTAGGATGTTTGATCCGCTGTCGAAGTGAACTACTCTACCAGAGAAGATCGATCCCTCGTAACTGCTTGACCCTTCTGCTGGAACAAACACGATTTCATCATGTTGGAAGTCGCTTGCAGGATTATTCGTATAAACGAGAGTATACATCGGAATGACACTAGTTTGCATAAACGTTGAATTTGTAGCAAATTTAGGGTCTTTAACCAAGCAAATCTGACGAATATCATCTGTTCCATCATTTTGAACTTTAAACAATCCATTCATATCGCCATCAAAATCAAGGCTAATCATCTGAGAAGATGCGCCGATTTCACGAACTGGATCGTAACCATGTCCATTTTGTGGGCTGATTATTACCTGAAGATTAGCATCTAATCCAAGATTATTCTGTAATGGATCATTTAATGTTAATGTGGCAGTCGTATAATTATTTCCACCATTTAAAATGGTAATATCTGTTATAACGCCGTCAGTAATGGTGTAGCGAAGACTTGCACCTGTGCCGTCGCCAGTTACTGTTGTATTTGCGTCATATAGATTTTCGCTACTATTTCTAAAATATCCACTACCGCCATTTAGAATCTTGACGATATCAATTCTACCATCTTTCGAATTTTCAAATACGGTGGTATCGCGAATTACTGGCATATATTTGTCAGTAAAGAATTTGTTCTTTAATCCTGTTGGAATTGTGTACAAATATTTCCATTTATAACCATCATCGGTTTCGATAAATGGGTTTTCTGGTAATTGACCACCAATGGTGATTTCTGGCATGTTTACAGATTGTGCGCCACCATTATTGAATAGACATTTGAACACTTGATCTTTTGTATTACGAACGTAGAATTTATTTGAATACTGTGTGGTTGAAGTTGTTGTAGCAAATAGGTTTGCGTTTGTGTACGCAGATGCAAATGCTGTATTCACCACAATCGCACTAGCATTAAAAGAAACAACTTCTTTTTGTTCTTCGCCAAGTTTTACAATAAGCCCAACAGACAATGCAGGTGTTGCACCAGTTGAAAAATTAATTGTAGAAGAATTAATTGTGTTTAGTGCGCCTGAACCTACTGTCACGACTCCGTTGCTTGTTAGATTCACAATGCGAGTATCTGTTGATTTTACAAACAAATTTGCTGATTGCTCATAAGCAACATAAACTGTGCCAGTTGCCCAATCTACTCTCGGTGCAACTAGTTGCATATCACTCGCGGTGACTTTCTTTAGAAGAACACCGTCACGCATGACTTGATATTTGTATTCTGTTGTGTCGTATGGTGTTGAAATTACATCGTCGTCTAGAACAGAAGGATTAATAGTATTTGCCCACTTAATTGAACGACCAACCATTACATAGAGATTCGCAGTTTCGTTTGAAACCATGCTCTCAAAGTTTTTAGCGTTTGTGATTCCAAAATCTTTTGTAATTAGTGATTTCATTTTTTATCCGTTTGTCCTAATGATGTCATAAGATTTAACATTATATACTGGAGTTTTCGCATAGATCACGTTGGCATTTGTTGATACTGACGTTGCATTTAATCTTACGACATTCGCGGAAGTAAATGCAAGAATTTCTCTACGATATTCTGTTCCAGAAATATTGAAACTAATATTATCTCCAACCACAATACTCTCAGATAGAGAAGAAACATTGCCAGAAATAAAGACATTAGCATTTCCAGAAACAGTTCTGATTCTTCCGTCTCCAAGTTCTCCAATAGGAGATTCAATGGTAAGAGTTGTATCATCACTTACTGCGGTTACAACTCTCGTGTATTTTCTGAGTTCTGCAGTCTCGCCTGTTGTATTTATCAATAGAAGATCACCTGCTGCAACATTTCCAACAAACTTTGTTCCATTGCCTTTTACTGTTGTGCTAGTGTAAGATGCATTAATTGTACCCTGCGTTGCAGAGTTTTGTATGTGAGCATTCGAAGAAACTGTAACGACTTCTTGCAAGATATCTTTTGCATTGTACTTTGACAACAACTGCATACCAGTTGGATGTGCAACTCTGAATACAGTTTCCTTATAATCATCCAATGAACTTTCTGATTGAATTTCATATGAGAAATTATGGTAATAATCTTTATCTTGAAGTTTCTTATCTGCAGACAAGAATCCATCAGTATTCAAATAGAATCCACTGTACTTAATCAATCCACGCAAGAACTCTGCGTTTGCTTTCGCCAGACCGTCGCCATAGTAGAACGGATATCTTCTTTCCTCAAGAGTGTTAACGTCATTGAAGGAAATATTCGCATTCTGACTCAATGGTGTGATTGTTACATTACCAGTAGCAGTATTGATCTTGATCGTTTCTGCAGTATTAATCGTTCCGCTGAAGTTAAACACGCGGATAACAGAGTATGCGCTATTTGGCTTATAGACTTCATCAATTGTACCCTGGAAGGTTGCGCCAGCGTTTGTTGCGCCGCCTTGCCATAGACTATCGCCACCCAAGACTACAGTTGCGCTTGGTAGGTCATTTGTTAGAACGTCAACAACTTTGAGAGAAACTGTTGGAGTGCTTTCGTAGTCAAATCCGCGATTTACTAGATTAAAGTCTTGAATCTTACCAATTTCGTCTGGTGTACCAACAATTTCTTCTCCATCGCTCAATCCAATGACTCTGAACTGAGCATTTGCTCCAGTAGTTGGTCCGCCGCTGCTATTCAAGATGCGAACAGAAGGCATTTCTGTATAACCTTCTCCACGATCAGTTAATGTGACATCAGTGATAATTCCACCAGAAACAGTTACAGTTGCTGCAGCACCATATCCAGTTCCGATAAACTCAATCTGATCACCTGCTGAATATCCATCGCCACCATTTAAAACAAGAACAGTTCCGATCTTACCGATGTTGCGAACACTTGGACGCAAATCAAAGAACAGTTTATAACGTTTGATTGTTATTTGATCAATATTATTTTCAAATGCACGATCAAGATACATTGTCTTGACATTTGAAGATGTAGCCGCATCAGTTACAATATAATCAATGACCTTTGCGTAGTGTGCAGTGTCTCCAGTGTCAACGAAAACTTTGACTCCAGTATAGAATCCATTAGATAAACTCCAATGTGGGTCTCCGCTTGGAACTCTTAATGTTTTTGCGGTCTTATTATATGTGATTCCACCCATCTCATTTGGATCATTTCCTTCGATGATCCAAGGCGTCGTGAAATTTTGTTCTATACTGTAATCAGTATCAAAGACCGAGTCTGTATCAAACGTTGGGTTTTCCTCGAAGAACCCACCACCATCTTCAAGTTCTAGAGTTCTGATTTTACCAAGAGTAACTGTCTCGTATGAGAATGCTCTTCCGAGTTGAGTATCAAATCCAACTTGGAGTCGAACGTTACTTGTTGCATCTGGTGCAGTGGTCAACGTTGAATTTGCATTTAATTTAACGTTTGATGCGGAAGTTGTGAACGCCGAAGTAACTGTCAAATGATGATTGTTTGTTACTGTTGCAATTGTTCTTGTTTCACCAGCAATTTCAATATCTTTACCAGCGGTTAAGTACGTGTAGAATCCAGGAACAGCGCTATCAACAAATTGAGTTTCTTGTGAAGGTGTAGTGTTACCAACAACATCAACGCTTCCGCTAGAAATATTAACAGTTCCAGTCAATGGTGTTTTTGCGTTTAGGGATGCGATTTTAGTTGCTCCCGTATAATCTGCAATCACAACCGTATTGATGTTTGAGCCACTTCCGTCTGATCCTGTGCCGTTAGTAATTCTCAAGATGTAAGAATTATAATAATCATTTGTTGCATTTGGTGTATATGTCGCAGTAGCAATATTGATCGCTAATTGACTGTTTCCTGCGCCACTAGTTAAACCAACAATCGTAGAAACATTATCAAAATCAAATCCATCCTCATCATTTAGATAAACATCGTATTTGTATCCTAATGCGTCGGTGTTAAATGTAAACACATCAGAATTCGCACCACCATCATCGTAGATACTATTAATCAATACATTTGCGCCAATACCAGTTGTTGTTAGAACTCTGATATAAGAATTTGGATGATCTCTAAAGAAATATCCTGCGCTGACTGCTTCAACTGTTTCCAATGCACCCGTTGATACGTTTCTTACTGTTGCAACTGCTTTTGTTGCGTCTGGTGTATCTGCTAGACCACCGAAAATAACAACAGGGTCGCCTGTTCTGTATCGACGACCAGTTTGAACAACACCAAAACGGTTTCTGAATAAAGACAGGTTAGAAATAAGAGAAATGATCTTTGATTTAAATGTTTGCGTAAGACCATTATCATCGACATATTCGACAACTAGATTTTCACCTGCATCAAAAAGTCTTTTAACATTTGATACATAAACTTCTACAATTTCACGACCTGTATTCTTATCAACAGAGCGAACGGCTTTTTCAATCGTACAAGTTGTACGAGAGATTTCACCGATACCTTGTCTTCTGTTTAACTTCGTAACATCAAAATCAACATATTCGCTGAGATCTACTTTGTAGAGTCTTGCTGTTTCGTAGATTGTGTTTCCAGCGGTATTTCCTTGAATGTTTGCGAAATCAATATAAACATTTAATTTTGATGCGCTTACGTTTTTAACTTGACGTTTCTCTGATCCGATTTGGATATATGAGTTAGCAGTGATTCCCTCTGCTACAAAGTCAAAGGAACCATTCGCATCAATTGTATATGCAGTTGATACAGAAACGTTGACATTACCGTTTGCGAGCGGTGTTAGCGTATCGGAAAATGAAAGTCGTAGAGCCTGTGGAAGTTTCCACTTACCATCAGAGGCTTTTAGGATCTCTTCTTTTGGATAGAAAACATCAACTTCTTGCCCATATAACGTTCGGAACAAGAATTTAAATGAGTCTGGTGTACCCTTCTTTGCATAGAAATCTTTTGCTGCTTTAATTACCTTTGCAGTTGAGAGTTCTGTTTGCTCTGGGAAACTTGAGATAAATTTAGATTTAAAATACTGAAGGAGATCTGCGCGTGTAGTATCTACGTCGGCATAATCATATAGGTTTCTGCTAACATTTAAAGTCTTATTATCTTGCTCAAGATATTCATAATACTTCTTAAGAAGTTTTGTAAATGTTGGTGCAGAAGTGTTCGCTGCCGAAACAGCAGCATCATCGGCGCGAATAAAGTCTGGTAATTGATTCTCAACAAGAGTTGAGATGTAATTATTTGCAAACATTAATCAACCGTCTTCATTGTTACAGTAATTGATCCAGCATCTTCATCGTCAATAGTTATGATTCTATTGCGGCTTGATTCAAAGTTGTTTGTTTGTGGTTTTGCAATAAGTCGGAAGATCTTTAGAGGATCCTCAATGCTCACTGGATCAAAATTGGTTAGTGTAACTTTTCCAAGCAGATAATCAATTGTCCCAGCATTTGCATTCAATGTTGTCTTAACCTTATTAGTTTCATCGATGTAGAAACTGCGAATGACGCCGTATCTGTTTTGAATATTAACAGACAATACTACAGTTGCATCAACTTCTCCAAGATATGTCACGAATGCGGTTGCAGTTGTGTAGTTTACGCCTGGATCTTCAATCTTAATTGAGGTGATCTTACCATTAACAACAACTGCAGTTGCAATCGCACCAACACCATCGCCAGAAATGGTAACTGTTGGTGTTTCTTGATCATAGATTTTTGAGGCAGAAGTTGAAATAATTGTCACAGAATCGATTCCAGAAGATGTTCCTGGAGTTTCTTCGAAGAAACAAGAACGAAGATTAAACTCATCGTCAAATTGTTTAAATGCAGGAGCAGAATAGAATCGATATTGAGAATCTTCGCGTGACAATGGAGTTCCAAAGTTGATTGTATAATTTCTTGCTGCGCCGACTTGTGGCGTGAAACGCTTTTCAATTACTGCAACGGCATCACTATATTCAATTGATGATTCTGAGTCGTCAATCCTACGAAGAAGACGAGAGATCTTAAATTTACTATTGAAATCGTCTAATTCTGTATTTTTAAATGAAATGATAGAATTTCTCACTAGCGATTTAATAGAGTCCGCAGAGCGGTTAGTTTTCGTTGAGTCGAAATAAACTTCTGCAAAGATTTTGAGATAGTTGTAGTCAACATCGACGAACTCTGGTGTTACAGTTACGACCGAAACTGGTTTAATGATTTCATCAACGACCGTTAGTTTCTCGCTTTCCGTAATTTCATATCCACCAGTTGGTTTGGCTGCAATGAAAACTTTACCATAAACTGGTGGATCGTTTTCTTCACCACCCCAAACATTTACTGATTCGAAATATGGATAGTTTTTATTGATAAGCGCAACTAAATCATTTTTTGTTACGCCGCGACCATTTGCTGCATATGATTTAGTTGATGTTGAACGAACGCTTTCAATGCTTTCTTGTGCGCCGCCACCAGAGGCTGCAGTGATTGGATAAACAATGCTATTTGTGAAGCCGCCAATTGAATCAACAACGCTGAATGCGTTTGCTTTATTTGCACTAGCGCCATCTGTGACAATGTAGGTTACAGTCACAAGATTGCCATTGGTTAAACTTCTTCCAATAACTCCATCACCGAAATAAATTTTATACTTGCCATTGCGAGATTCATCTAGAAAATAAACAGCAGCATTTGATGTAACTGTCGTCGCGTCTGTTGAGAGAGTATATTTCTCTGTGCGCAAACTCGTTGAAGATTCCTGAACAATAACTTCAAGACTTGCGGTATCAATTCCTGCGTCTGGCAATTCAAAATTCTGATTTGGATTATTCGTTGCATTATAAGTGAACGTATAACTCAACGGTTGACCTTGATAAATGTAAAGATCATCAAAGCAAAAACGATTACAGGTTGGGTCATAATCAACGGTTTTTGAATCTAGATTAACGAATGTGTATGAAGTTCCGTTAATTGGAAGTGACTGAAACTTTGTAAATCGAGGTAGAGTCAACGTGCTCTGAGTGCCAGTGCTTCGAATGACCTGAAGATTAACCATTGCTCTTGGAGCAACAGATGAGCGTGGAGTATATCCAAGCATCTTGGCGTGGGAAACAACCGAATCACGGAGCAATGCGGTATCTAGAAACATTTCGTTGGCAATCATATTATTATAGAATGCCATGTAATGCGTATTATATGCTAGAATATCCAATAGAACATTAATACCAGCAGCCTCGAAATCGAAGTCGGTAAATTCTTGCTGGTCTCTAAGAAAATTCTTGAGATTATTCTTAATTTCGGTAAAGTCTAATTCCGAAACTACGAGTTTTTGGTCTGTGTTTGCCATCAGCGAACCTTTTCTAAGAACAAGTTAATTGTAACTGGAGGCTCTAGGTTATTAATAAAGAACCTAATTGTAACCGCATAACGATTTTGTTCGGGTTGCGCTTGTACACGAACGGCATCAATACCAATACGAGGTTCAAAATTCTGAATTGTATTCTGAATTTCAGTTTGAAGAACGCTCGCCGTAATGAACGAAACGTCTTCGAATAATAGCGAACGAACGCGAGAACCAAAGGCAGGTTGGAATGGCTTTTCATATGGATTAGTGAGAATCAGGTTTCGAAGCGCACCGATAATCGCGGCATTCCCAGTACGTTTTACAACGTCTTTTGTGACTGGATGTGCAGAGAGTCGGAGGTCGAGATCTTTATATGTTCTTACTTCAAGTGCCATTCTTTTGTATTTCTACCTTTTCGTTATTTAGCAAGGTTTAGCGCATGGATTCTCTGGAACTGTTACATCTGGATCCTGATCATCAAGATCGCCGCCAACAGTATCGCCACCAGCACCAGTCGTCTGACGTGGAAATGGACCAGCAATTCCGTCCAGATCGTCGAATAGATTCGTAGAAGGAATCGTCGTATCTATAATCGGAACGTTGTTTGATGAGACGTTCGGATCATTATATTCCTTATCAAAGTCGTCTAAGATTTCAATGAAGTCGCTTTCTGTCGCATCACACCCAAGTCTATTTGGATTTGGTGCGGTGATTAGATCCAAATAATCATCCGAATCAGTTTTACTGCCGCTGTCTTTTCTCTTTTTCTTCGAACAAGACATGGAGAACAATTTGATCATTCCTGAAACAAGACCCTTAACTTGGTTGAATACGGCGATGTCTTGTTCGATCACATTTTTAATATCGTCTTTTATTGTTCTCAACCGAGTATCTGTTTCGCTGATTCTCTGGGCAAGCAATGAGGAGGCTAATCCGCGAATAGCGTCGTCTCGAAGATCGTATTTCATTTGATTTAAAATTTCTTTCGTTCGACGGAGCAATTCTTCTTGGAATAGAGATTGAGCGGCATCTGTTGGTTTTGATGCACTTACCGTTTGATAAGTCCCGTTCGCTCTGCGGACACGAGTTGTAAGACCATCCAATACAGTCGTGTCTCCCATGATCTGTCCTGGAAGCGTGAAGGCAGTGATGATACCGTCTGGATCAACAAGATCTTCCGTAAGATCAAGGAAAGGCACTTCATCGACAATCTTAAAGACTGGGAATCGCGTTGTTAATCTCAAGTAATCATCAACTACAATCGCCCCATCTGTTACAGAAACAACGTTATACTCTCGATCATCGTAATAGATCTTATCGTTTGCAGACAAGTAACTGGTGAACGTAGTTCCGTTTCCTGTAATCACATTATCAAGGCAGAGTGAGTTTGCAACAAATGAGGTTTTTAGAGCGATTGTCAAGTCGCTTGATGTTGTGGCAAATGCAGTGTTAACATTAAACGATGCTTCTTTATAGAAAGTCTGACTAGATGCTGGATTATAAAAATCGAGATGCACATTTAAGAAATCACCAAGAGAGTTGACAGTGCTAACCTGACGAACTTCGTTGTTTACGCTAATATATGTTCCATTCCCGACGATTAGAGAACCGCCTGTATCAAGAAGGCAATTAGCGAGATTTAATGTTCCTACATCAGAGGATGTGACTGTGTTACCGCTTATTGTTACCGTCCCTGCTGGAGCAGCAACAAAGTTTTTTCCGATAACAATTCTTTCTAAACTATTCACAACAACAGTATCGCCAATGTTTACGACTGGATATCGAGTTGCACTTAAATTCGGGGAAACTGTATTTGTTGATGCGATATTAACTGTTGCATTTGAAATGCCAACGTTACCGTAAATTCTTTCAAATCTAAACTTGACAGTCGCAGTTCCACCTAATCCAGAAAGATTATCCGTGTGCTCTTCAAATGATCGTACTGCTCGAGCAAGAGAATCGGCTTCATCAGCCATAGAGGTAAGTTCACCAAGCGTAAACGGACCGATCTTATAATTGTTGTTTGTATTTAAATCTTGAACCTGACCAAGTCTATTGAGCAATTCAGTTCTTGCCGAAACGATCGATGGTTCTGTATTGCTGAATAAAAGTGGGAGCGATGCTTGAAGATTTAAATAATTATTTGCAGTAAAATATTCAAGTTCCTGATTCAGATCGTTTAAAGGAGAGGAAATGAAATTTTCGCTATTTAATTTATTTTTTAATGGATTGATGAATTCCTGCGCGAAGAAATTCTTCACCGCATTTGCAATTCTTCCGATGTCTTTTTTAATACCCGCTAAAAATTTACCTAAAGTCGTATCTGCAAACATGCCGCCTAATTTTGCAAATGGAATGGGCTTCCCTGTAAACATGATTGCCAAGGTCTGAAGCAGCGGTAATCCTCCAATTAAGCAGAGAATTAATTTAATAATCTTTCCTATGATTTTTTTAAAGAAGACACGTTACTCCCATATAAGCGTTGCTTGAGATCTAATAGTAAATTGTAGGCATCGTATTTTTGTTTTAAATCATGTTCAACCATGAACTCTTTATCTTGTTCAGACAATTGTTCATGTTTTGACATTTTTTTCATTATCAAATTATACGCCTGAACATCTTTTTGATTAATGCACATAATATTTAGGTTATGGTCCAGCAGGGAAATCTGCGCCCTTGTATCCGCTTGAATCTGGCTCTGGGTTTCTTTCTGTTGAAGTTTGTGTATAGTCAACTGAGATTGGTGTTGTGCTATCCTCGTTCAATTCATTTTCTGGAATCTTCACTTCTGTTTTGACAGCGTTTGTATTCGTATCAATAATTGCATTAATAATTGCTCCAGTCGCTGAAGGAATAGTGACTGTGTTTCCAGGAACAACTGTCGGCGCTGCAACATTCGCTGCTGCTTGCCTTTCTTTCTCAAGTTTCGAGAAAATATCAGTTTTTGGTTTTGCAGCAGCAGGTTCAACTCTCGTCAATTCGGCTGCGGTCTTCATATCTGGTTTCTGCGCAAAGTCAGCAGTTGGACCCACTTTACCAACTGCTGGAATATTTGAGGTGAAGTCTTGGATACCAGAGGTCAAAAGCAACTGTGTGATCAATTCCATCACACCACCTTCCAAGTGAACTAGTGCTCCACCCAAAGAAGTCGCACCAGAACTCTTGACAACAGTCTGAAATCCACCGTACATCTTTGCCATGTTTGATGCAGAGATGTTTACGTCCAAACCACTCAAGTATGCGATTAATCCTGCGAGGCTGACTGTTTTACCGCCACGAATAATGGCATCTGTGGCTGCAGCCATCTGAATCTTACTTGCGGAAATCAATTCTAGATCTGCACATTCAATTCGAAGTTTACCGTTTACGCGAAGGTACATATCAGAGTCTACAGTCTCATATTTCTCGCCGTTGACATAACTGCGATGATCGCCCATTGTTACATCATAACGACTCTTTTGAGATTTAATCTTGGTATGACCTTCAGGAAGGAATTCTAGAGTCGAACCAGTGCGATGCGAAAGTTGAACACGCTCAAATCCTTCTGTGTCATCCATTTCAAACGCATGACCTGATTCAGTTTCGGTAACATGATTGAATGGATATTGAGCATTATAAGAAGGATATGGTTCGTCCCAAGTCACGCCTCTAGCCGTTTGAATATCTGGAATGCGAGTCTTTCTCTGAATATCAATTGTTGTATTTGCAATTGAAGAAGACTCAATTCCATCATATACACCATTCGCGTTTCCACGAGTTGGGCGAGCAAGACGAGAAACTGTTGGCTCGTTTAGATTAGATGGATTTCTCTTTGCGGTATCTTCTGTAATTCGAACGCCACGACTATCTCTTCGAACCGTGGCTTCCTTAATCTTTCTTGGGAAGTCTTGTTCTGCTTTTTCTTCATCTGTATATGGATCTGTGAAGCCGAGATTGGCTTCTCGAATTTCTTCTGGAATTCCAGGGACAGTTCCGAGAATGATAGGGAAGTGTGCGATCTTACCGTCTGCAAAGAATCCGAAAACCATCGTCCCTTCTGGTGGTGGTTGTACTGCCTTTGATCCATAAGGAACAATTGGCTGTGCCCATGGAAGATCATCAATTGAAATCTGAGTGATGTCAGACGTGTGCCATCCGAAGCAACGCACTTTACATCTTCCAAGATTGAGTGGATCAAGGCGATCTTCTACGACGCCAAACCACCAAACAAAATTGTTTAAGCCAAGAAAGTCAGGACCATTCATTAAAAGTTTCTCGCAGTTCTATACTGTTCATTAGTTTTTGACTTATCAAACGCAGCCGCCACAGAGTTTTTAGATAAGTGCAACATTGTTTGTAAACCATCAGAAGGAGTTATCATATGACGCACTCCTGTAATTAGATATTTGCCAGAATAATATGGGTCAATCACTCGCTCATTCGGAAGATTTTTTGTGAATGCAGGAGCATCAAATTCAACCATGTATCCAGCAGAGTAGAATGGATTTCCAGGAACGATGCATTTAAGAGATGTACTGCGAAGAAGATTCATCTGCACCTTTCTCTGTAGCAATGTTCTTTCTACGTTAATGTCTGGGACTTTTTCATTCTTTGAAATAAAATATGGATTATTGGTCTGTCCAAGGTTTGTTAGCCAGTAATTGATTTCGGTATCGTATTCTTCGTAGATTGATCTTTCGTTTCTATTCTTGGCATCATTCAATGGGAAATATCCGTCCATCATGACTTTCTTATTCCCCTGATTCACGGCAGAGTATTTGTACTCTCTGTACTTTTGCGTGACAATATCAAGAGTGTATAACTTACCACTATACGCCGATTTACGAGTATTGTCAAGCACATCAAATGTGTGATCGAAGACAAAGTCGTTAATATCATTTGAGTTTGCAAATGGCGCGACGTCTTGTTCTTTTGTAAGTTTAGCCGTGTTGTAATTCAACTTATTCAGAATTGGTCTATTGAACAACTTCTCAAGCGACATGAAGTTGTATCCGTCTTTGTTTTCAAAGAACGCAAACGTTGATTCGTTCTCGTTAAATGCGTAATGAGTAAAGTAATTGATTGCTTCAAATGGTTTGTATGTCGTAAGAACATGAAATGCATCACCGAAAGACTTTTCAAAATTTTGTGTGTTAACTCTTTTCTTATTTGATTTTAGAGTTTCAATCAAAATTCGATAGACATATTCAGTACAAGATGCACCCTTGAATGCCTTTGATACAAGAAGTTGATTTGAGAAAACTAGTTCTTCGGAACAGAAATGAACCACATAACTTTGTGCTTGCGTTTTACCTGCTGGTTTTCTTTCAGAGATCTTGTAAATTCTGAATGTTCTTTTGTAGCGAGTTCCTTCACCTTCTTCTCCTGGACGACTGAATGAAATATAGAGATATTCATTTCCGTGCAATCCTAAAGAAGAAGAAATGCCTACACCATCAATCAATTGAACTGATCCGCTCACAACTGGAGCAAACATATCTTCATTGATATTGATAACATTATAGATGCTGGAGATATCTTGAGTTTCTCCATTTGATCCAATAATAACCAAATCATGTAATCTTACATCTTTACTAGATGTAACTGTA